GGCTGCCCGGCCGCCGCATAGCCCAGGGGCCAGTCCCGCCGCTGCCCGCCGCGCCCGCAGCCAGCCAGCCCCGCCGCCGGCCCTGGGTGTCCCGCCGGCAGCCCCGGCACCTGCCCGGCATCCCGCAGATAGGCGCAGGCGGCCAGCCGATCCCGGCGGCCAGCGCCCGGCCCCGCCGGCTGCCGTGGGTGAGGCCGCGCCAGCCGGTAGCCCAGCCCGCCCCGGCCCAGTTCGGTCCTGGCGCTGGCCCGTCCCGGCCTGCCGCGCCACCTCACCGGCAGGTGTTCCGCTGGTGGCCGCTGCGCTCCGCCATCCGCAGCGCCGTCCCCCCGCAGGCTGGAGCCGGCGGGCAGCCGATGCCGCAGCAGGGGCCACGGCACCGGCTCCGCTATCTGCGGAAGCCGAGCCGGTCCTACTTCCCGCCGCCGAGCCCGACGAATACGCCGGGCACAGCCGTCCCCGCGCCAGTCGCGGCCAGGCCGAGGAGGCTGCCGTGGGTCCGCTACCGCAACCCGACGTCGGTCGTTCCGGGGCCGACCGTCGCGCCTGCCATCGCCGCCCCGCCGGGCGTCCAGCGGCCGAGGCGGCTGATCCTGCCGCGCCGCGCCACGCCGCCGCAGCCTGTCCCCTGGCGGCAGCCCGGAGCCGCGCAGCCCCACCAGCGGCGGCTCGGGCGGTGGCGGCCCGGCCCTCCCCGACGCCCCCAGCAGGTGCCCTACAGCCAGGAGGTCTACCAGCCGTTGCCCGCGCCTGGGATGCCGCGCCGCAGGCCGCTGCCCTGGCCGCTGCCGCGACGTGCAGCCGCAGCCCTCCGCCAGCCTGCCCCGCTGCCAGCGCCAGCATCGGCGGTAAACCGGAGGTTTACCTGGGTCCGCCCGAGGCGGCCCTCCGCCGGGCTGCCGAAGGTCCCGCCGGCCGCCCTGCCACCGACAGCGCAGCGGCCGAGGAGGCTGCCGTGGCGGCCGAGACGCTCCCCCGTCTATCCCTATGCGCCGCCGAAGCCGCCGCCGCCTGCCCCGCCAGCGCCCATCGGACCCCGGCCGCGCCGCTGGCTGCCGTCCGGGTGGCTCCGCCGGCTGTGGCCATCGCAGCCGCCGCCGCCGAAACAGGTGCCCCCATCGGACCAGCTATTCGGCCTCGCCGCGCTCCCGGCGCACTCCTGGTGGGCGGCGCTGCCAGCCGCCGCCGCGCCGTTCGCCGCCGGGCCGCCATCGCCGTCCGGGATGGGTGCGCTCGCCCCGCACGGCCGCTGGGGTGCGCTGCCACCGCACGGCGGGTCGATGCCCGGCTCCCCGCATGGCTAGCTACGATCCTGGCAGGAGGGCGACATGCTGATCGAGGTCGGATCAACCCAGTACGTCAGCATCCCCATCGACACCCCGGCCGGGCTCGACCCGACCGGCTATGTGGTGAAGATGGCGATCATCCCGCAGTCGCAGGCGCAGCCTGGCGGCGGCGACTGGTTTGCCGCCTCCTGGCTGGCCCCCTATCCGGGGGCGGCGAAGGAGGTGACGGCGCTCATCAACTCCGCGAGCTACACCCCCGGCGAGTACACCGCGTTCGTCCAGATCACGGCCTCCCCGGAGACGCTCGTGCTGCGGAGCGGCCCGATCCGGTTCGGTGACGCCCGGCCCGCATCGACCTAGCATGGTCGCGTGCGCCATCATCGGGATCATCACCAGCCTGCCCGCCGCCGCCGCCGTGGCCTTCTGCGCCTGGGCTCGGCATGAGCGTCGCAGGTGACTGGTTTGTCCCCTGGCAGGAGTACGCCGCCCAGCAGTTCGAGGTCCGCGAACGCCGGTATCCGATGCCCGGCGATCTCGCCCGGACGCTGGATATCATCACCGCCGGCTCGCCGGCTCTCGACCTCATCGACGACGCCCTGCTGCGCCTCGTCTCCGACCCCGACCGGGATGCCCTCGCCGTGTTCATGCCACCGCAGGAGGGCAAGAGCCAGCGGTGCTCCCGGCGGTTCCCGGAGTGGCTCCTCGACCATCAGCCGGGCCTGCGGATCGCCATCGTCTCCTACGAGCAGGATTTGGCTGCCCGCTGGGGCCGGGAGATCAAAAACGATGTCGCGATCAACCACTGCCAGCGCGGCCCCGCCTGCTCCGATGAGGACTGCTCCCGGCTGCATATCGACATCAGGGCTGACAGCCGCGCAGCGGCCCGCTGGGAAACCCCGCAGGGTGGCGGCATCTACTGCGTCGGGATCGGCGGCGCGCTGACCGGCCGGCCCGTTGACATCCTCATCATCGACGACCCGGTGAAGGACCGCGCTGCGGCGGAGAGCAAAACGATCCGCGACGCGACCTGGGACTGGTGGGAGTCGGTCGCGCTGACCCGCCTCGCCCCCGGCGCGAAGGTTCTGCTTATCCAGACGAGGTGGCATGAGGATGACCTCGCCGGGCGGATCGCTGCCAGGCCGAGCCCGCTCCGCTGGGAGACCGTCAAAATCCCGGCGATAGCTGTCGCAGGAGACGCCCTCGGCCGGGAGCCGGGTGAGGAGCTAGCGTCCGTCCGGGGCCGCCGGCCCGGCCATTTCCGCAACCTGCAAGCGACTATGTCGCCGTACACGTTCTCGGGGGTCTACCAGCAGGAGCCGACAGCGGCGGAGGGCAACTTCTTCCGCCGGCCGAGCTTCCGCTACTGGCGGCCGGGGGAGCCGTGGCGGGACGGCCGGGAGCGGATCATGTGCGAGGGGCAGGCTGTGACCATCTCCGACTGCTGGATGTTCGCGACGATGGACCTGGCGGTCAGCAGCAGGACGTCCGCCGACTACACGGTCTGCGCTGTCTGGGCCGTCTCCCCGGCCGGGGATCTGATCCTGATGGACCGGCAGCGGGAGCGGATCGAGATGCACGACCATTTCGGCATGGTCGCGTCGCTAGAGACCACCTGGCGTTTCACGACGCTGTATGTCGAGAATCAGTGGATCGCCTCCTCCGTCGTCCGCGACGCCCAGGCCGCCGGGGTGCCCGTCGCCGGGCTGAAGGCCGACGCGGACAAGGTGACCCGGGCGGTCCCGGCTGCCGGGCGCATCCACGCCGGCCGGGTATGGTTCCCGGCGGAAACGTCGGGCTGCCTCTGCGGCAACTGCCCTGGCGGCGTCTGGCTGGATGAGTGGTGTGATGAACTGGCGGCGTTCCCGCAGGCGGGCACCCACGACGATCAGGTCGATGTCCTCGCCTATGCGGCCAGGGTGATGACGATGGACTGGGTTCCGGCGAAGCAGCAGCCGAGGCCGCAGGCGTTGACCGCCCATGAGCGGTCGCTGCGGCAGGCCGCTGATGCGGCTACGGGCCGGATCGGCTCCAGCAGGGCGGGCGGGGAACTCGACATCATGAACGTCCCGCTATAGGCGACACGCGGTCCCACCTGCCGGGACGCCGGCGGCTGCGCTCAGGCGCGTAGCGTCGTCAGGGCCAGCGCGGAGATGCACCTCCTGCCGGCACCCGGAAATGCGGCCCGGCGTCCTGCCCCCCGTCAGGATCAGCCGGGCCGCGCCCGCTGATCCTGAGCGTGCTCCTCGCGTGTCTTGGCCCATTGCCCAGCCCGCGCTCTGCGCTGGTGCGTTATCCTCGCCGCCAGGGAGATGACCCTGGCCAAGGTCTCCTCATCCTCCGAGCGTCGCGGAGCGCGTGCCTTGGCTGCTGGATCGGGTGCCCCGACCCGCGACATCGGCACGCCCGATCTCTACTACGGGACATGGGGGCAGGGGCTCCTCACCGACTGGTGGGAAACCACCGCCGACCTGATCTGGCCGCAGTCGGTGATCACCTATGGGCGGATGCGCCACGACCCCCAGTTGCGCGGCATCGTCTCGGCGTACATCCTGCCGATCATCCGCGCCGCCTGGCTCGTCGATCCCGCCGGCTGCCGCGATGAGGTCGCCCAGTTCGTCGCCACCGACCTCGGTATCCCCGTCCTCGGTGCCGAGGAGGATGCCATCGATCAGGCCGCCCGCGTCCGGGGGGTCCGCTGGCGGAAGCACATAGCGTCGGCCGCGTACAACCATCTGGTCTACGGCCACATGCCCTACGAACTGCGCTACCGGATCGACGAGCCGCAGCCCGGCGGCGTCCATCTCGACCATCTGGGCGAGCGGATGCCCTGGACGCTGGCGCAGATCCATCTCGGCCAGGACGGCCTCATCCAGGAGGTCGTCCAGACGACCCAGCAGCAGCCGATCCCCGCGAACCGGCTGATCTGGTATGTGCATGACCGGGAGGGGTCCAACTGGGCGGGGATCAGCCTGCTCCGCGCCTGCTTCGGCCTCTGGCTGCTGAAGCATGAGACGATGCGCGTTCACGCCTCCGCGATCCGCCGGTTCGGGATGGGTGTCCCGGAGGTCACCGCGCCGCCCGGAGCCTCCCAGTTGCAGGTGCAGTCCGCCAGCGACCTCGCGAGCGCCTACCGGGCTGGGGATCAGAGCGGCATCGGCCTCCCCGCCGGGTTCCAGTTCAATCTCCGGGGGATGCAGGGGTCCGTCCCCGATGGGCTGGCGTTCCTCAAATGGATCGACCAGGCGATGGCGAAGATGGCGCTGGCGGGGCTCGTCGAGCTAGGGCATACCGACAACGGGTCGCGGGCGCTGGGCGAGACGTTCATGGATCTGTTTCTCCTCGCCTTGCAGTCCGTCGCGGATGATCTGGCGGATACGGCGACGACCGGGCAGGAGGGGATGCCGGGCGTCGCCGCCGACCTGGTGTTGCAGAACTGGGGTGAGGACGAGCCGGTCCCGAAGATCATGTGCGCGGATGTCGGGGAGAACTATGAGGCGACCGCCGAGTCGCTGGCCAAGCTGACCCAGTTCGGTGCGCTGTCCCCCGACCCGGCGCTGGACGGCTGGATCAGGGAGCGGTGGCGGCTGCCAGACCGGGAGATCGCCTGGGAGCCGACCAGCCGTGGCATCCCCGCCCCCGGCGAGCCCGCCGGCCCGGTTGAGACGATCCCCGGCGAACCGGAGATCAGCGGGCTGCCTGAGACTGCTCCCCTGCCGCAGAGCACGGCTGCGGGGAGGGGCGGCACGCGGGCGCGGCGGAGGCCAGGTGCCCCCAGGCGTGCCGCCGCCGCCGCTCCCGCGCTGCTCTCCCCCCTCCCGCGCAGGCAGCCGAACAAATGGGAGATAGCCGCCGGGTTCGACGCCGCCGGCCATCAGCGGGCATGGGTCGATGCGCTGGCATCGCTCGTCGCCGCCTATAGGCCGGTCCTCGCCTCCCAGCGGCACAGCCTCGTCGATCAGATCATCGCCGCGATCAGCAAGGGGCAGACGGGGAAGCTGGGCGCGCTGAAAGTCACCGACCTGGGCCAGGATGTCGTCGCCCAGGCGCTCGGCCCGGCGTGCCAGGCGGCTATCACGGCGATCAGCCGCGAGGCGCAGGGCCAGGGCGTGACCGTCCCGCCAGACCGGGTGAAGTTCCCGCAGGCGAAGCTGACCCGGATCGCGCAGGCGCGGACGGGGCTGATCGGCGCATGGCAGGCGACGCAGGCGGGCACCCACGCGTTGCAGATGGTCACCGCAGCCGGCCCGGCGGATGCGAGCCGCGCCGGCTCAGCCACCGACCAGTTCCTCGCCGGCCTGTCCGACCGGACGCTGTGGGATCAGCTAGGCGCGGCGCTGACAGCAGCGCAGAACGCCGGGCGGATGAGTTTCCTCGACGCAGCCCCGGAGGCCGCCGGCACAGCTATGTATGTGGCGAGCGAGATCAACGACCAGAACGAGTGCACGCCCTGCTCCGACATCGACGGGACGACATTCGACTCCGTCCAGGCGGCAGGCGACGCCTACCCGAATGGCGGCTACCTGTACTGCGAGGGCGGGATGCGCTGCCGTGGGACGGTCATCGCGATCTGGGGAGGCGAGCCGAACCTTGGCTGATCTCGCGACTCTCCCCGGCGTCGATATCGTCGCGGCTGGCACCTGGCAGCTTTCCACCGGCCCGGCGACATTCACGACCGCCGACCTGGAGGCGGCCATCGAGGCGGCTGCCTGCCCGGCGGTCGGCAACCCGATCATCAAGATCGGCCACACCGATGAGCGGTTCGATGGGGAGCCGGCGCTCGGCCAGGTCACGAACATGGCCCTCGCCGCCGGCGGGTCGAAGATCCGGGGCGACCTGGCGGGGATGCCCGGCTGGCTCGCGGAGATCGCCCCGTCCGCCTATCCGCAGCGGTCCGTCGAGGGCCAGTACAACCTCAAGTGCTCCATCGGCCACACCCATCCGTTTGTGATCACGGCCCTGGCACTGCTGGGCGTGACCCCGCCGGGCGTCGGTGTCCTCTCCGGGCTCGACGGCATAGCGGCCCTGTATGAGGTGGACGCGATGATGGGCCGGCTGGCCGCTCCGCAGGGCCGGCCGGGCAGCGGAGATCCCTGGCAACTCACTCTCGCCGCAGGAGGCACTCCCATGCCCGATCCGAAGGCCGCAGGCGTCACCACCGAGGATGTGCGCCGCGCCTACTACGCGTCAGATGGCGTGCCGCTGTCGTACTGGATCACTGAGATGCAGATGGACCCCTCCCAGTTGATCGTCTGCGATGAGGCCAGCGACACGCTGTACCGGGTGCCGTTCACCATCGGCAAGGGCGGCTCCATCTCGTTCTCCGACCCGGTGAAAGTCCAGGTCGAATACCTGGACGTGGCCGCGTCCAGGCGCAGCGGCATGGTGCTCGTCTTCGCATCCAGGGCCGACTCGCGGCATGGCATCGCCGCAGCCGCCGGCTGGGACGGCGGGGCGGCGGTCAAGAACCTGGGCGACAACCCGCCGGCGTCGAAGCTGAAGGCGATGTTCGCCCTCCCCGGCGCGACCAAATCCGACTCCAAGCTGCCCCACCACGAGTGCTCCACGAGCGGGGTTGTGGGCGCGGCGAACGACACGGCCTGCTCGGCGGCCATCGGCGCGATCAACGGCGGCCGGGGCGGCGTCAAGGGGGTAGGCGGGGCGGCGCTGAAAACGGCGTACAACCATCTGGCGGCGCACCTGCGGGCGGATGGCAAGACTCCCCCGGACTACTCCGGGCCGGCGGCGAGCGCGGCGGACTCCCTGGCCTTCTACCGGGCGGTGCGGGCCGCCGCCGGCGACGCCGACGAGGATGTCGATGACCTGCTCGCCTCCCTCGACGCCGTGCTGGATCAGGCGTCCGCGCTGGCGGAGCAGACCGACTCCGAGACGCTCCCAGCGGACGCGGCGCAGGTCATGGATCTGGTGACCGCCGCTGAGGCCATCGTGGACCAGTTGATGGACAAGCTGGGCGTGTTCGACCCGGACGACACCGACGCCGATGAGGTAGCCGCCCGCCTCGCCGCTGCCGCGCAGGGGACGCCATCGAATACGACGAGCCCGAGTGGCAATCCCGGCGGCAACGACGGCGGCGGCCAGGCCGAGCCGGCCAATCAGGGAGCGGTCGAGGGCCACGGCCCGATGACCACCGACTCGCACACCCACCCGCACTCCGCCTATGGGGCGCAGGGCGGCGATGCGACGCACAGCCATGCGCACGGCCACGACGGCGACAACAACCATAACCCGGCCGGGGACGGCCATCCACACTCCGCAAGCGGTGCGGGGCCAACAGGTAGAGGAGACGCTGACATGGATCTGTCGGCAGAGCAGATGACCGCGCTGCGGGCAAGCCTGGGTCTGAAGGACGACGACCCGGAACTGACCCCGGAGCGGCTGATCGAACTCGTCGCGGCAGCGGCCGAGGCGGGCAAGGCTGCGGCCAAGGGGATGCCGCCGGGCGTGGTCGTCCTCGACCAGGCCGAGTATGACCAGCTGGCCGCGCAGGTGCAGCAGGGCGTCAAGGCGCACACGCGGATGCTCGCCTCCGACCGGGAGGAGGCGCTCGCCGCCGCCGTCCGGGCCGGCAAGTTCTCCGCCTCGCGGATGGATCACTGGCGGGGCGTCTGGGATGCGAACCCGGAGGGGACCGCGAAGGTGCTCGCCGGGCTGACGCCAGGCGTCGTCCCAGTAGGCGACATCGGCTCGCTCGGCGGCCCGGAGACCGACGAGGACTGGGACCCGGCGTTCGCCCGCCTGTTCCCGCAGTCCTACTCCCGCGAGCCCGCCAAATAGCCCTGCCCGGCGCGAGCTAGCGAGAGGAGGCGAGGATGCCCGACTATACGGCCGTCTACGGCCCCTCCAAGGTCGTCACGCTGACCGCCTCCGGGGCGATCAGCGGCGGCGATGTGCTGGAGATCGCCGGGTCGGGGACGGTGCGGAAGTGCCAGACGCTCCGGTCGATGAACTACATCGGCTGCGCCGCCGACGACACCGTGACCGGCGGCCGGGTGACCGTGTTCTCACGCGGCTACATCCATGAGTCCATCGCTGACGGCGCGATCACCGCCGGCGACCAGTTGGTCACATCCGCGACCGCCGGGCGGCAGGTGGTCACCCTCCCGCCGCTGGGCGGCGCACCCGGCCAGGCGGATGTCAACGCGGCGAGAGCCATCATCGGCGTCGCCCTAACCACTGTCGCGGACAACACCAAGGTCCGCTGGATGGAGTTCTGAGATGGGCGACTACACGCCGCCGTACATCATCGGAGAGGTTGCGACCTCGACGGCGAGCGCGGCGATCACAGGCGGCGCGCTCCTGGTCGTCTCCGGGAACGGCACGGTCGCGCCGTTCACCCCAGGCGCGACCCCGGCGCAGAACATCATCGGGGTAGCTGCGGCCGATGCGACCAGCGGCAGCCGGGTCACGTTCTATGGGCGCGGCCCGCAGCACGAGTCCATCGCTGACGGCTCCATCACCGCCGGCGACCAGCTTGTCTCCGCTACCAACGCCGGCCGGCAGGTTCGCACCCTCGCCCCCAGCGCGGGAGACCTGGGCGCGGCATTCAACCAGGCCACCGACAACACGGTCCTGAACCTGGCCGTCAACAACGCCCGCTCCATCCTGGGCGTCGCCCTGACCACCGCCACGGACAACACGAAGGTCCGCTGGATGATATTCGCCTGAGCCGCCCCGGCGGCCCATGCCCTAGAGGAACGAGAAGGAGCCGGAAGTGTCCGACTACACCCCGGTGAACCGCGACGAGCCGTTCACCTACACCGCCGGGGCGACGATCACCGGAGGCACGCTGGTGACCGTCTCGGCCAACAACACTGTGAGCCCCTCCACATCCGGCGACCACTCGGTCGGCGTGGCGGCCCACGATGCCCCGAACGGCGGCCGGGTGACGGTCTACCCGCTGTCAGGTGGCGTGCATGAGGTGCTGATCCAGAACACCATCGTGATCGCCGCAGGAGCACCGATCATCGCCGGGACGACCGGGTTTGTGAACACCGGCACCCTGGCCACAGTCGCGGCGGCAGGAACCCTCATCGGGATCTGCATCCGGGGCGGCACCGGAGACGGCTCCACCGTCAAGGCGCGCTTCATCGGCGTCCAGTAGGACGCCTGCCCAGCATCAACCAAAGGGGCCACCGGCCCACTGTCCAGAGGAGTAGGAAATGCCCGGATCGTACCCGGCGAGCCCCCCAACCCTGTCGGGCGACACCGAGACCATCTCTCGGTTTCTGCAGAGCCCGACGCAGATCAGGCGGCGGCTGCGCGACTACCGCGACCTCCGGTTCGTGGCGGATCAACTGCTGACGCAGCGGTTCCGCACGAGCGGCGGCGCGGCCCTGTACGAACTGTCCGAGCCGTTCGTGACCGACCGCACCGTGGAGGCTGTGGGCGCTGGGGCTGAGTACCCGTTCGCCAACATGCCGACCGGCACGGCCGGGATCGCGTCGGTGTCCAAGTGGGGCCAGAAGGTCCGGATCACCGATGAGGAGATCGCCCGCAACGTCTACGCCGGCCAGACGGTTGACCGGGCGTTGCGGAAGGTCGTCAACTCGGTGATCTCCCAGGTGGACGGCACGGCGATGAGCGCCCTGGTCTCGGCTGTGACCGACACCGTGAACGGCACGGCTGTCTGGTCGAACGCGGGCACGCGGACGATCTTCCAGGACATCCTCCTGGCGAAGGCGCACATCTACGGCAAGAACCTGGGCTACAAGCCGGACACCCTGGTCGTCGATGACAACCACTACGCCTACATGATGTCCGACACGGCGATCACCAACGCGCTGCGCAGGGAGACGACCGACAACCCGATCTACACCGGGATGCTGGAGATCATCGGCGGCCTCGTCATCGTGGTCTCGCCCTCCTCTGCGCTGGCCACTCACCCGTATGTGCTCGACTCGTCGCAGCTTGGCGGGATGGCCGACGAGATGGACGACGCCCCGGGCTATGCGATGGACCAGCTTGCGGTCCAGATCAAGAGCATCCGCCTGGACGCCAATGACGCGTGGGACTTGCAGGGGCGGCGCAAGACGGTGCCGATCGTGCAGGAGCCCGCGTCGGCCTGCGAAATTCTGGTCGCCTGACCAGCGGTCGCCCCGACCGTGCCGGGGCAGCCAACCGCCCCGCCGTGCGGGGCAGAAGGGAGCAGCCTCATGGCTGCCACAACGGAGAAGCCGACGACCTGGTACCGGGTCACCGCGCCGCTCGTCTATATGAAAACGGGCACCGCTGAGGGGCCGCGCATCCTCGGGCTGAACGCTGGAGCTCCGGTGCCGTTCGACGTCCCGGAGGCGCAGCTTCAGCATCACATCAGCCACGGCCTGGTGGAGCCGTTCCAGATGACCGGCCCGGAGGCTGGGGTGCTGCGCCGCGCTCGCGGGGCTGCCCCCGGCGCATCCCCGGAGCAGGTCGCCGCCGGCGCTGAGGAGGCGGAGCAGGAGGCCATCGTGACCCGCGCCCCAGCCGCGCCGCCTGAGCCGGTGGCGGCTGTGGTGGAGCCTGACGGGCCGCATGGGCAGCAGCCCGGCGATGAGGGCGGCCCGGGGACTGCGACGCCGAGGCTCCCTACATCACCCCGTCCGGGTTCGGGCTCATCTCGTCGCGGCTCACCTACCCGGCCGGGGTCACGGCAGAGCCCGGAGGACAGCTAGAGGATGGCTGAGCCCTGGGCACCAGTTCTCGCGGATGTTGCGCGTCATATCCCGACGCGGACCCGCGATGTGCTGACGCCCGGGGCTGACCGGATGCTCGGGACGTTCACGCCGAACACGACCCCGACCGGGGATCAGGCGCAGGGCGTCATCGACGACGCGGTCGCCTGGGTGCTCGCCCAGGCCGGTGACCTGCCTACGTCGGGCAGCGATCTGGGGACGATCTGGGCGGCGGCGAAGGCGGCAGCCGAATGGCGGGCTGCGGCTGACATCGAGGTCGCCTACCCGAACCGGGACGCGGATGTCAGGGTCTACGCCCAACTGGATGCGCGGGCGACGGCGGCGATGGCGATCCTCCAGCAGGCGCTCATCCTCGACGTTGGCGGCCCGATAGAGCAGGTGCCGATCTGGCAGTCCCCCGTCCCGGTGACGTGGGGCGACGATCTGCTGCTGTGAGAGGAGGGGAGACTGATGCCGAACTACGGCCAGGTGGAGATCGTGTTCGACTCTGCCGCGATCCGGGCGTGGGCTGATGAGGGCATCCAGCCGCTCGCCGCCCTCGACCGTGCGGCGGCGCTGGTGACGCAGAACATGAAGCGGCTCTGCCCGGTCTCCCCAACGCAGGCGGTCTACGCCTATCCGGTGCCGCTCGGCCGCTCCACCGGGCCGCCGCACGCGGGGCGGCCTATCGCCCGCCCATCCGGGGCGGCGGTCTCCCGGCTCCGCTATCAGGGTGACCTGCCGCTCCGCCCATCCGGGTATCTGCGGAACTCGATCCAGGCGTTCCGGGAGGCTCCCGGGTCGGTCATCATCGGCCCCACCGCGCCCTACGGCCGGTATGTCAACGACGGGACGCCGCCGCATGGCATCGACTCGACGGGGCCGTGGCCGCTGCGGAACCGGGCGACCGGGCAGGTGTTCGGCCGCCACGTCAACCACCCGGGGACGAGGGCGACCCATTTTGTCGAGCGGTCGGTCGAGATCCTGAGCGGGGTGGTGATCCGTGTCTAGCCCGATCCAGGCGACCGCCGCCGTCCGCGCATGGGTCAACGGCAAGACGAACGATCTTGTCGGGCCTGGGAACCCGCTGGCGAATGGGGCGTTCCTGCTGCCGCAGCGGTCCCCCGACTCCGGGGCATATGCCGTCCTGATGCGGCTCGCCTCACCCCGCCCCGATGCCGTAGCCGAGGATGCTGACCCGCTGAATGCGCGGGTCGGCGCGCTCGTCTACCACGGCGACTATGAGCTATCCGAACTCGCCGCAGCTGCCCTCGCTGACGCCTGGAACAACCTGAACGGGAACCCGGAGCGGTGCCCCGGCACCGGGGTGACGATCCTCGTAGCCGACAACGTGACGCTGCCGCTGTATGTGCCGCAGCCGCCTGACACCGGGGAGACGTACTGCTTCCAGGTGACCGCCGATTTTATGCTGACCAGCCAGATGTGAACAGGAGACCGAAATGGCTGCACTCACCCCCGTCCTCTGCGCCCGCTCAGGCGGCGGCGACATCGCTGCCGGCCTGACCTCCGCTGGCGCTGGCGGCGACACCCTCCCGTCTGGCTACCAGAACTTCCTCCGGGTCAAGAACGGCAACGCGGCGGCCTGCACCGTGACTGTGACCCCGGCAGCGTCAGGCGGCCCGCTCGGCACGACCGTCGCCCCGTTCGCCCTCTCCCCCGTCGTCGGCGCGACGACCGGCGACCGGATCTACGGGCCGTTCCCGCAGAACCCCTTCGGCGACTCCAACGGGAACGTCAACGTCTCGTACTCGGTGACCGCGACCGTCACAGTCGAGTGCCTGCAAATGAGCACGAGCTAGCCGATGGCCGACGAGAAGCCTCCCGGCCGCCGCCGGGCTGCGGACCCGGAGGAGGCCGCCGCCCGGGAGCAGGCTGCCGCCGACGCGGCCGGCGCTGCCGCTGCCGCCGACCCTGGCCTGCCAGCGGACCCGCCGGTTGTGGAACCGCTCAGCGGGCAGGCCGCCAGCGACGCCCAGGCTGCCGCTGACGCCGCCGGCAGGGCAGCCGCCGGCCTGCCCGCCCCTGAGCCGGCAGACGCCGACCTGCGTAAAGCAGCCGTTTACTCGGAACTGGCCGAGGAGGCCGGTCATCCCACGGCCTATATCGCCCGCCGCAACCTGCCCATCGGCGGCGAGATGGGCGATATGCCGCCCGGAGTGGCGGCCTTCCAGGCAGGCGATCAGGTGCCTGCCGAGCATGTGCAGAGATTCGGCTGGGCCGCATTCGTGGACCCGCCGCCAGCGCCGCCCGCCCCTGCGGGCGCGGAACCCGAGGAGTAGAACATGCCACGCGGCACCGCAGCGAACCTCAGCCTCGGGCCGGGGTATCTCTACATCGCCCCGCTCGGGACGACCGAGCCCACCGACCTTGCCACCGCCTGGGCGACCGTCTCCGCCTCCTGGGTGGCCATCGGCTATACGGCGCAGGGCTCCGAGTTCGACTACCAACTGAACACCAGCCCCGTCATGGTGGCGGAGGAACTGGACCCGATCTCCAACGCGTCGGACGGGCGTAGCTCCATGCTCAAGTTCGTCATGTCGGAGATCACGGCCACGAACCTCAAGCGGGCGTCCAACGGCGGGACGATCACGACCGGCTCCGGGATCGTCACGTTTGAGCCACCGGACCTGGGGACTGAGACGCGGACGATGCTCGGCTTCGAGTCGGAGGATCACTCCGAGCGGTGGGTGTTCCGCCAGTGCCTCATGACCGGCCAGTTGCAGATCCTCCGCCAGAAGGGTGCGAACAACGCGACGATGGCCTGCGAGTTCACGCTGGAAAAGCCGGCGACCGGCTCCCGGCTGTTCAAGGCGATCTACGCAGCCCCGGCCCGCCAGTAGGCGGCCGTCCCTAACCGTGCTAAGGGAGAGATGATCTCATGCCACGACAGTTCAGCAGTGACCTGCCTGAGCGGCCAGAGGGCGAGGAGCAGCCGCTCCCGCCGCTGGCCAGCATCAGCTTCACGCTCGACGGCGAGGAGTTCCGCTGCCTCGGGCCGGGCAACGCCTGGCACATGTCCGAGCTAGCCCGGCAGGCGGCAGCCGGCGACGGCCTGGCGACGCTGTCGCTGATGGCCCAGTCGATGTACGAGGCGCTCGGCCCTGCTGAGTACCAGCGGATGCAGGAGCACATCGAGGAGCACAAGACGCCGGATGAGACCCTGACGGCGATCATGGAATATGTGAATGAGGAGGCTCTGGCGCTGGCCGAGGCTGATGCCGGCCGCCCTACGGGGCCGCGTGGGCGCTCCTCGACTGGGCGGCCACCACGGGCGCGCCAGATGTCACGAGTCATCTCCTTGCAGCGCGGCACAGTGATCATCTCGGAGGAGGGCGAGGAGGGGCTGCCGCCGAGGATGCCGCAGGATCACAGGGCTCCTGGTGGGAAGCAGCGGCCGGGCAGGACTGGGCAGAAGGGACGGGCCTCCGCAGCTACGGGCTGAGCCCGAGGGCGCTCTGCGACCTGGCGGAGTGGCTGCTGCGGAGGTCGCTGTGGGAGGACGATGTGACGCAACTGCTCGCCGGCATCGCCGGGGCGCTCGGCCAGAAGGGTGTCTCCGGGTATGAGCCGCCACGCTCGCGGCTCGCCGCCGAGCTAGCCGGCGCGGGCGGGGAGACGGCAGCCGAGCGGCGAGCCCACATCATGTCCATCGACGACGGCGACGTGGAGGTCATCTGATGGCATTCGGTGCCATAGCTGACGCCTTCGTCCGCCTCCGCGTCGACTCCAGCCAGGTAGCCCGCGACACAGCCAAGGGCGTCGAGGAGGGCGCTGCCGCAGCGGACACGGCCGGCGCTGGGCAGTCCGCCGGCGGCAAGTTCAGCCAGGGGTTCGCCTCCCAGCTTCGGCGGGGCTCATGGGCGGCTGAGGGCGACCGGGCGGGCAAGTCGTTCGGGGAGCGGTTCGGTGCCCAGACCGGCGCGGCCACCAGGCAGATCGCCCGCGTCGGGTTCGTCGCCATCGGCGCGGCTATGGTCGGCTCCGTCGTCGCCGCCCAGCAGTTTCAGTCGGCCATGCTCCGCATCCATACGCAGGCGGGCGGGACGAGCCGGGATGTCCAAATCCTGAGCAGGGAGATCCTCGGCCTGCGGGATGTGCAGCAGTCCCCCATCCAGCTTGCCAACGCCATGTACCACCTGAAGTCGGTCGGGCTCGACAACGTGGACGCGATGAAGGCGCTCCGCGCCGCGTCCGATCTCGCCGCTGTCGGCGGCGCGAACCTGGAGGAGACGACGAATGCCATCGCCGGCGCGTGGCGGTCAGGCATCCGGGGAGCCCAGTCGTTCGGGCAGGCCGCCGCGACGGTCAACGCCATCGTCGGCGCTGGGAACATGCGGATGGGCGACTTCATCAACGCCGTGGGCACCGGCATCCTCCCCGCCGCCCGCACCTTCGGCCTATCGCTGAAGGATGTCGGCGCGGCGCTGGCGCTGATGACCGACGAGGGGATACCGGCGCAGGTCGCCGCTACCCGCCTGCGTATGACGTTCTCGCTGATGGCCGCCCCGTCCAAGACCGCCGAGGCGCACCTGGAGTCCATCGGCCTGACCGGGCTCCAGGTAGCCAACGCGATGCGCAGCCCCGGCGGCATCGTCACCGCCATCGGCCTGCTCAAGAAACACCTGGACGCATCCGGGCTGTCCGCCTCCCAGCAGGCGATCCTCCTCTCCCACGCGTTCGGCGGCGGCCGGTCCTCCAGCGCCATCCTGACCCTGCTCAACAACTACGAGGTGCTGCGGCGCAAGCAGGAGCAGATCAACCACTCCCTCGACAGGTTCGGCCCAGCGGTCGTAGCGCAGCGCAAAACAGCCTCCGCCCAGTGGCACATCCTGGGCGCGGACCTGGAACGGATCGGGATCATCGCCGGGTCGAAGCTGCTGCCGATCATCACCAAGGTCGTCGGCTGGCTCGCCAACTCCAAGATGCTGCTGCCGATCATCGTCGGGCTGATGGCCGTGTTCACCGTCGCGATCCTCGCCCAGGCCGCCGCCTGGGTGATCTTCAACGCGGCGACGCTCGGCATCGTCGCCGGGGTCGTCGCGATCATCGCCGGGATCATCCTCCTCGCCACCCACTGGAAGCAGGTCTGGGGGTGGATGCGCGGCTGGATCATGCCGGTCGTGGATGCGGTCAAGAGGTTCGCGCTGGCGATCTACAATGACATCGAGCCCGCGCTGCACACGCTGGCGGTCATCGCCAAGGGCGTGTGGTTCGTCGTCTGGTCCCTGGCGAAGATCGCGTTCACGCTGATCTTCGGGTTCGTGCTGCTGGCCGTCAAATACTGGCAATTCAACTTCCGCATCATGGCGGCTGTCGCGACCTGGCTCTGGCAGAGGATCATCGGCCCGCAGGTGCAGTTCCTCTGGCACAACATCATCAAGCCGGTCTTCGACGCGATCCGCAAAGCCTGGGACTTCCTGTGGGGCCATATGCGCGACTTCATGGGAGCGATCTTCAAGGTGCTGGTGGGGATCATCCAGGGCTGGTGGAATGTCATCTCGGCCGTGTTCGGGTTCATCATCAACGGCGCGGCCAAGGCGTTCGGCTGGGTGCCTGGGCTGGGGCCGAAGCTGAAGACGGCGGCGGCGCAATTCGACTCGTTCCGCGACCGGGTCAACGCGGCGCTCAACGGGATCAACGGCCGGACGATCACCCTTGGGGTCGCGCTGACCCAGCACGCGCTCCGCAACGCCCAGCTGGGGCCAGGGCAGAAGCCCGGTGGCGGCCTGGCGGCGGGCGGCTTCATCCGGGAGGGGACGACCGGGACCGCCGATGACGTGCCGATCTGGGCGAGCCGGGGCGAGTACATGGTGAAGGCGGCGGCGGTCGCCAAGTACGGCACGCACATGATGGATGCGATCAACGCCGGCCGGTACGCGCAGGGCGGCCTGATCGTGCAGACGCGGACCCCGTCCCGGCCGCAGATCGACTCGGTGATCATCCCGCCGATCATCGCGATGGCCCAGGCGTTCGCCAGGCAACTGCTCGCCGCGCTCGCCGCAGCAGCGCGGGGAAGCGGCGGCGCTCCCGGCGGCCTCGGCGGCCCCGCCTCAGCCGGGGCGGCGCAGGCGCAGGCATACGCCCGGTCGCGGCTCGGCGCATACGGCTGGGGGCCGGGGCAGATGCCGCCGCTCATCGCCCTATGGAACGGCGAGTCAGGATGGAACCGCCTCGCCCGCAACCCGAGCAGCGGCGCGTATGGCATCCCGCAGGCGCTCCCGCCGGGGAAGATGGGGCCGGCGGCGAACCCGCCCACCTCATCGGCGGCGGCACAGATCAACTGGGGGCTCGGCTACATCAAGGGCCGGTACGGGTCGCCCGGCTCCGCCTACGGCTCCTGGCTGTCCCGCTCCCCGCACTGGTATGACCAGGGCGGGTGGATGCCCCCCGGGCTGTCGCTCTCATACAACGGGACGGGCGGCTGGGAGCGGCTGGAGCGGGTCACCGGCTCCGGGTCCGATGGCCTGGCGCGGAGACTCGACCGGCTCATCGACGCGGTGGAGCGGGTCGCGCCAGGCGTCGCGGATGGCATCAATGCGGCGGCGCGATCCGGTGCCCAGCGCGGCTACTACGCGACGAGGTGACCGCCGGTGCCGACGCTGACCTTCCCCGCCGATAACCATGTGGTCAACGACCTCCTGCACACGCAGCATCACAACAACATCGCAGACATTCTCGCCGCCCTCGCCGGGGTTGCCCCCGGGGCGTCGCTGACCGCTTTCACCCGGACCCCCGACTGGCTGAATGTCGTAACCCAGTTCGGTGCCGACCCGACCGGGGTAGTGGACTCCGCGCCGGCGATCCAGGCGGCGGTCAACGCGGCCCCCGCCGGGCAGGTCGTCTATTTCCCGCAGGGGCTCTACTCGGTCGCGACGAATATCGTGCTCCGCCCCGGGGTCCGCTGCAAGGGGCCGCACGGCTCCGGGCCGGGCCATATGTCCTCATCGACGAACGGGGCGGTCCTCCAGCCGACCTCCGGGTTCGCCGCCTCCGGGGGTGCGCCCGCCGCTGTGCTGACGCTGGGCGACTCGCAGGCCATCCACATCTATGACATGTGGATTAACGGCTCCTCGCTCAACCCGGCGAACATCGTCGCCGGGATCAACGCGACCGGGCAGGCCGAGTCGGTGGTCATCGAGTCGGTCGGCATCTACAACGTCACCGGCAGCGGGATCGTCACCGCCCAGGGCGGCATCAACAACAAGAACCCGGACGGGTGGCGGGTCATCCATTCGCTCGTCCAGTCCGCCGGGCAGGAGGGGTTCCACTGGACCGGCTCTGACGGCACCTTCCACAACATCCACTGCCAGAACTGCGGCGGGGCGTCCCAGCTATATGACGCGTTCTTCTGCGGCGGCTTCAACTCGGTGTATGTGAACTGCCGGGGCGACGTCTCCCAGAACGGCTTCACCTATGACGCGCGCGGCCCCGGTGCCGGCTATCTCGACTCGACGATGCTGATCGGCTGGGGCTCGCAGCGGAACCGCTGCAACGGGCTGAATGTGATCAACTCGGCGGGGAACTCGGGGTCGGACCCGCTGATTGTCCTCGGCGGCGCATTCGACGGCGACGGCACGAACGGCGGGGCAGGCGGCGGCGGCTATGCGAGCATCGCCGTCGCCGGCCGCAACGACGTGACTGTCATCGGCGCGCATGTGAACATCGGGACCGTCGATGTCGCGGGCGGCTCCCCCGTCTATGCGGTGGCGACCGCTCATGGCGCAGGCGGGGCCGGGTCGCCTCTCGTCCGCCTGGCCGCCTGCACCCTCGGCGGGACCGGCGACAGTTTCGGCAACGTCATCTTCGACGGGGCCGGGAACAACGGCATCTATGTTGACCCGTCGTGCGTCATCTACCAGGGCACGTCGAGCGGCGAGACCTCCATCTCCAACCTGACCCCGGTCGGCGGGCAGACCGACGCGTGGACCGCCCCCGACCTCGGCTATATCGCGCAGGCGTTCGACGGGGCGATGGTCAACTCCACAGGCACGTCGCTGCCGCTGGGGACGCTGAACCTGATCGGGGTGGAGGTCCGCCAGCCCCGGACGGCGGTCAAGGGCCGGCTGTATGTCAACACTGGCGGGTCCGGGCTGACCACGGCGCTCATCGGCCTCTACGACTCTGGCGGGAACCTGCGCGGCTCCGCCTCCCAGACCAGCGGCGGGACGGCCCTGACCACGGCGCTCGCCAGCGCAGGGATCGTCGATGTCACCTGGACGCAGCAGTCCGCCGGGTCGCTGTACCTGAGCCCCGGCCTCTACTACGTGGCGATCCTCGTCGCCGGGACCACCGCCCCGCAGGCCGGCCGGTCCAACAACATCACCCCGTCGCTCATCAACGGGACCACCGGGCCGGCTGGCACCCGCTATGGGACCATCGGCTCCGCGCTGACCTCCCTGACCAACCCGTTCACCCCCGGCTCCGTCACCCAGGCCGCCACATCGTGGTGGGCGGCGGTCTACTGAGGAGGGACGCCTTGAATGACCGTACTATTCGACCTCTATTCGGGCTCCTACCTGGACACGTATGGCACGCCCGAGCCGCTGCCGCCCGCGAACGGGGCACCGTTTATGCCTGACAGCCTGATCCTCGACGGCTCCATCGAACTCCTCGGCGGCGGTGCTGTCTCCGCGCTGCCCCAGTGCCCCGGCGCGGTATTCCGCCTCGGCAACGGGTTCGACCTGGGGATGCCGCAACCGGAGCAGGCGCTCGTCGCCAAGTACCTCCTCGACGGGGAGCGGCCGTTCGGCCGGCGGACCGCCAACCGGACCTTTGTCATCCCGGTCACGATCATCGCCCCCGACCGGGATACGCTCGCAGCGGCGAGGGAGACGCTGTTCACCATCGTCGATCAGGACACCTGGAATCTGACGTGGACGCGGCAGAGCAGCCCCGGCGTCTCTGGCCCGACGCTCGTCTTTGACTGTTTCCGGGCGCAGCCCTCCACGACCGACTATGACCAGCACGCCGAGAAGGATCTGCGGTCGCTGGTCACCCTGACATTCCCCGGGCTGCCCTTCGGGCGGGCCGACGCGCCGCTGCAACTGCAATTCACCAGCCCGGCGACCGGCTCCACCGCGCCACCCGCCCCGGTGACGGTGGACGCCTATACGGCGGTCGGCTCCACGACGCAGGCATCGTGGTGGTTCTCCTCCTCGCTGATGCCCGCCGGCGGGTCGATCCACTCCGCCCACTGGGACTGGTCGAAAACCAACAACGACTCCCCCGCCTGGTATACCGACACGAACCCGGCGGTCAACATCACTGGGCTCACCAAACTGACATTCTGGTTTGGCCTCGGCACCAACAACTACAAGACGTGGAACAAGGGCAACGTAGCGTTCGCCCTCAGCCTCTCCGATGGCTCCGGGCATACCATCAGCTTCGGCGGCCAGCAGTACTGCCATGCGTCGAACAGCCCGAACTCGCCAACCTGGCAACTAGTCTCGTTTTCCATCCCGCAGGCCGGGACATTCGACTTCACCAACGTCACCGGCTACTCGGTCAAGGCGTGGCGGAAGGTCAAGAACGACGGCTCCCTCTATATGGACGCCGACGTCTATCTCAACGCGCTGACAGCCTATGCGCCGACCGCCGGGACGCCCGCCTCCGTCCGGGGCGGCATCTATACGCTGCTCGGCATCCAGGGGTCCGCCAGGTCGCCGCTGTCGCTGCTGCTCCAGCAGCCGCCCATCGGGACGCTCATCCAGACGACCTACTCGACGCCGGGGCCGGTGACGGTGCTTCCCGGGGCCGGGGTCTCCTACATGGCGTTCGACAAGACCGCCGGCGGCGGCAAGGGCGGCAAGCGGACCTCCTCCGGGCAGGCTGGCGGCGCTGGCGGCGGCGAGCAGGTGCAGGAGGTCCGGGCGGTGACCCCCGGCGTAGGAATCCCCTGCTATGTCGGGGCCGGCGGCCACGCGGCGACCGCCGGCGGGTGGATTCAGCGGGTAGCGGTCGGCAAGCTGACCTCGGCGACGGCGACCACCTGGCAGGGGAACTGCACGGTTACGACCTCGGCGGGCAACACGCTGCTGATCGGGATCGCATTTGGGACGACCGGCGGGACCGTGACTGCGGTCGCTGATACGAAGGGCAACACCTGGGTTCAGGACAAGCAGGCGAACCTCAGCGGCCGGTGCATGGAGGTATGGCGGGCCGCCGGCGCGGCGCAGATGACCCCCACGGACACGTTCACGGTCACCATCTCCGCCGGGCAGGCCAACGGCGGCCTGTTCCTCGTGGGCGAGTTCCCGCCGCTGTCCGCACCGGATGCGAGCGGCCAGGCCGGCGGCTCTAGCTCAGTGACGACCCAGGCACCGAACATGACCGCGACCGCCAGCGACGGGGTGGCGGTCGCGTTCGGCTGCAACATGCACTCCTCTGACTCGGTGTCGGTCGCGTCGCCGTTCACCAAGGACGGCTCCTACCAGACCGCCTCGACGGGCTCTGCGGGCTGCTCGATGATCGGTGCCTATGACAACAGCCCGGCGGCCGGCTCGCTGACCGCGACCTTCACGATGGCGAGCAGCGCCTCCGGGATCGCGTTCATCCTCGGCTACCCGGTCAACGCGGCCGGCTCGCAGACCAACGGCTCGGATACATGGACCGGAGCGGATGACGCGACGGCGGCACACGGCGGGCATGGGGTCGCGGACAATGCGACGGGCGGCGGGACCGGCGGGACCGGCGCGGCGATCCCCCAGCTAATGTCGGGCGACATCTCCACGTTTGAGGGGGGAATCTCAACGTGGCTCGGCTCCTCCAATAGCAGCGTCGCGCAGTCGGCGGCGCAGGCGCACGGCGGGTCGAAGTCGCTGGCGGTCACCTCTACCGCCAGCGGGAACATGACAGCAGCATCCTGCCTGCTCGCCAGCATCCTGACCGGGGCCGGGTTCACGCAGCTAGTCCCCGGCGCGAGCGTCATCTCCGCATCGGGATGGGTGAAGGCGGCGACGGCTGCCCGGACGGTGCAGTTGCAGATAGAGCAGGTCGATGCGACCGGGGCGACGCTCGGCAACACTAACGGCCCCTCCGCTACCGACTCGACGAGCGCCTGGACGCAGTACACGGTGCAGGCGGCGGCGGCGGCCAATGCCGCCGGCTGGCGGGTCAAGGCCAACGTCCTCTCAACGGGGGCGGGCGGCGAAACCCACTACCTCGACGACGTGCTCTGCCAGGCTGGCGCGGTATTCCAGGGCGGCAACGGCGCAGCGTCCGGGACGACCGGCGGCGGCGGCGGCTCCTCCGGTGGGACCGCCGCTGCGGGGAACAACGCGGCCGGGCAGACCGGCGGAGCCGCACCGGCTGGGGGCGCGGCAGGTGGCAACGGTGGCGCTGCCGGGACCAACCCTGGCGCGGCAGGGTCGGCCCCGGGCGGCGGCGGCGGCGGGGCTAGCTCGACGGGCGCGGCGACGAACGGCGGCAACGCGGGCGACGGCCAGCTAGTCGTCTCCTACATCCAGCAGCTAGCCGGGTTCAAGACCAGCCTCGTCCACCTGCCCGGCCCTGACGCGCCGGCGGCGTTCTCCCCGCTGGTCGTCGTCGGCGGCGGCGCTGACATCCCGGATGGGACAACCGAGTACCCGGTGCCAGCGGTCCTCGGCGGCCAGAACGCCCGGTTCAATGGCACCTACTCGATCATCCTGACGGCGTTCTCCTGGCACTCCCCGGCGAGCGCCCGGCTGCTCACGGTCACGGTCAAGCAGTATGAGTATGCGGGCGGCCCGAGCGTCTCCGTCGCGGCGTCCAGGACGGTCACCCCCAACACTGATGTGGCGAATGGGATCGTCGTCATCGACAACGTGACGCTGCCGATCTCCGATATCCCGGCCGACAACTCCTCCTCGCTGTTCACCGTGACCGTGACCAGCGGCGACACCGCCGACCTGTTCCTCGACGTGCTGTTCATCGACACCGAGGGGCAGTTCGCTATGGTCAACATCCCCTCCGGGTCCGGGTATACGTCGTTCTGGCTGGATGAGCCCGATCCGACGCAGGATCTCGGGCTCGCCCTCGGCTCCACGTATGACCGTTCGCAGGCGGTCAGCATCACCGGGCTCGGCACGGTGGCAGTCCCCAGCTTCATCGCCTCCGGTGGGCCGCTGACCGTCGATCCGGGGCTCAACCAGCTTCTCGTCTATGCCATCGAGGGGCAGCCGAGCCTGACCGCCTGGTACTTTCCGAGATTCTGGGTAGACCGGACGCTCGGCTCAACGGTGACCTGATGTTCCGCGCCGACGCCTCCCAGATCATCACCTATGCCATCGACGGCACCGACCCCCGCCTGCTCTCCCAGGTCGGGCCGGTCGCGGCGCTGGCCTACTCGTTCGCGCTGCCCGGCGGCCCCGACCAGATGTCATGCCTCTTGCAGCGGTCGGCGCAGTCGCGGATGAAGGCCATCGACCCCGGCCGCATCGTCTGCATCTACCGGGGAGCGCTGCGCATCTGGGAGGGGAAACTCGACGAGGCTGCCCCCGACCCGGGCGGCTGGGCGATCACGGCCCACGGCTCCGGGACATACGGCGGCGACTTCATGGCCCATTGGACTAGCTGGAACGCCGACAACCCGGTCGATCAGGCGATAACGCGAGGACTCCGCTGGGTCAACTCCGGGCTCGCCGCCTCCTCGCCCTATACGGCGAGCCAGACCGACGACGCCTCGGTGGATGTCACCACGCACCTGTCCAACATCGCGGACCCGGCGCAGCTGACGTGGTATGTGCGGACGACCCCGACGCAGAACCGGCTGTCAATGTTCGCGCTGCCGGCCGCGCCGACCCGCATCCTCCTCGCCACGACCCCGGCGCTGCGGACCCTCCACGGCTACTTCACAACCCTGTGGGGGAAATACGAGATCACCTCCGCGCCGACCTACGGCGTGACCTCCATCTCCAACACGGCGCAGCTAGCCCGGCATGGGCCGATGGAGGCATACGCGGATCTCTCCCAGGATGGGACAAACAGCGCGGGGTCGGCGCAGGCGATCCTCGCGAAGATCCTCTCCCGCTATACCGCCGCCAGCTACGGCGGCCCGTTCACCGTCCGCCCGGGGCAGGTGACGAACCTCGGCGGCCAGGCCGTCGATCTGGGCACCGAGGAGGCCGGGGAGGTTTACCTGCTGCTCCTCGCCGCCGGCGGCTACGGCGGGGAGGTCGTGCCCGCCCTGCCGGTGACCTTCGCGGGCGGCCTCTACGAGTATGACGACCCCTCCGGGAGCGCGACCATCACCCCGTATGTCTCCGTCCGGTATGACCTGGCGACTCTCCTCTCCAACTATGCGACGCTGCACACCGTGACGACCGCCCCGGCGAAGCTGAAACACTGACCTCCCACAGCCGGCTGCCCCCGCGTGCGATGGTGCTGCCGTCACCTAACCACTGAGGAGGCAGAACGATGCTCGGTGACTATCTGGTCAGCCTGATCCGCACCTGGGTGCCTGTGCTCGCCGGCGCGGTCATCTCCTGGGCCGTAACCCAGGGGCTCTCGATCACCCCGGCAACCAAGTCCAGCCTGATCGTCGGGCTGACCGGCATCTTCATCGCCGGCTACTACGCGCTGGCGCGGGCGCTGGAACTGCGGTACAAGTGGGCGGGGCTGCTCCTCGGCGTGCGGAAGGCACCGTCCTATCCGGGCGGCGGCAAATAGCGGTGGGGACACGCGGCGCTGACTACGCGTTCTACCCGCACCCATCCATCGCCGGGCTGAAGGCCGCCGGGGTCGAGTTCGTCGTCCGGTACATCTCCTCCGACCCGGCGAACGACAGCAACGGCAAGAACCTGCTCCCCGGCGAATGCGGGGCGCTGCTCGCTGCCGGGATCCGGGTGTGTGTCGTCTCCGAGGAGGGCGGCGGGCAGCGGCTCCTCGCCGGGAACAGCGGCGGCGTCGCGGATGCCAAGCACGCTAACGCGGTGGTCGCGGGGCTGAAAATGCCGTCGATCCCGGTCTACTTCGCCGCCGACTGGGATGCGGCACCGGGGCAGCAGGCGCTCATCAACGCCTACCTGGACGGGGCGGCGAGCGTCATCGGCCACGCCCGGACGGGCATCTACGGCGGCTACTGGCCGCTGTCGCGGGCGCTGACCGCCGGGGCGTGCGCCTGGGGCTGGCAGACGCTCGCCTGGTCCGGTGGGCTCTGGGACAGCCGGGCGGTCATGCGGCAGGGGCTCGGCATCAGCGTCGGCGGCGTCCAGGCCGACGTGGACACCGAGGTCAAGGGCCATGACGCCCTCGTCGATGACTACGGCCAGTGGCCACGGCCGGGGCCGCCGCCGCCGCCGGTGCCGATCACCGCGCCGACGCTGATGCAGGCCGATGGCCGGCAGAGCCTCCGCGTCGCCGTCCACGCCCACGCTACGACGGTGCAGCGGGCGCTCTGGCTGATGGCAAACAACAAGCCGGCCGGGTCGTTCGGCTGGCTGCAACGCCCATATGTCGAGGCGGGCGACTGGAACGCGCCGATGCCGCAGGGGATGACCTACTGGGTCGGCTAGCCTCGCGGCCCTAGGACGGCCTGAGAGCGCCTGGGCCGCTGCCCCCACCCGATCCCATCAGGGACTCCCTGGGCGGCTGGGAGCCGCTGGCTCCGCTGCGGGCGTGGCGCGCTATGCGGCATGCGGTCCCCGGCCCTATGGTGCCGGTGCAGCCGGGCCGCTGCGCTCTGGCCAGGGCGGGCTACAGCGGCCCGGCTGCGGTCATCCGGGGTAAACGGGACCTTTACCCGGATCGGCGTCCCCGCCCGCGCCCCGCCTTCTCCTGCCAGCGGCTGCGGCGGCGGTCAGGCCGTCGATAGCGGCGAACCCGAACCCGCGCATCAGCGTCTCAGCCACGGCGGGCAGGTCAACATCGACCACAGCCATGCCGGGCGGGACCAGGCCATAGAACTCGACCCGCACCCACCGGCCGAGCTCATCATCAAATGTCATCTCGCGGCTCCAATGCCTCGCAGAACAGGTACTCGACTATCGCCAGCAGCCCCGCCCGCTCGGTCGGGCTGAGCCGCTCCCAGGCGAGCGCAGGCTCGGCGCTGGTGACCAGCCCGGCGCGGAGATAGGTCGCCTGCATCGTGGCGATCTCGGCGGCTAGCTCCTCCCGCCGCTTCTCCCAGTCCGGGAAGATGGCCAGCAGCTTGCGCAGCCGGTAGGGCCGGGAGGCTTCCCACGGGTTCCGCTGTGCCGTCATCGCCGTGCCTCCAATGCTCGCGCTGTCGTTTTGACCTGCCCTCCCGCGAGGAGGCTGACCCAGATCGCCTCCGCCGTGACGTGGGAGACGATCCCCGGCTGGCCGCGCCAGGAGCAGGCCGCCCCGAGCCGCGCCTGCTTGCCGGTCATGGCGTGACCTCGGCCAGTTCGTGGCGTTCGCCCCGGTACTCAAACCGGCGGAGGCGGCTGGCAGGCTGCGGGCGGAACAGCAGGATCGGGGTCCGCGTCGCCCGGTCGAACGACTGGAACGTCTTGTACGACCGGGTGACGGCGATCACCCACGCTTCGGGATGGGCGGGGTCCTCGCCGGGCGGCCGGGCGACGGCCGCGCCAGCCGGGTCGATCAGATCGCTGCGGCGCGGGACACGGTGGGAGACGATGTAGGGGCAGAGGCGCAACGCCCACTCGGCGCACTCCTCGTGCATCGGCGGATCGCTGTACGCGCCCCTGGCCGACTCGGCGCTCTGCGGGCCGCCGAGGAACGCGATCCAGTAGCCGAGCCGCAGCCCGCAGACTCCGCAGAGCCGCTCGGCGGCGCAGCGGCCTACCCGGTCGTGGTCGGTGATGGTGAAGTCGCCGACGACCCGGCCGTCATGCTCAGGCTCAGTCCGCCTCGCCGCTGAGAAGGGGATCGGCAGCTTCCGCCTGGGGCAGATGGGGAGAGCCCGGATCTGCTCAGGCCAGGTGCTCCGCGCTGGTGTCCTCATGTGGGGGGCTCCTCTCTCCAATCGCTAACCTATACGCGTCCAGGGTGACAGTCAGAATGCGCGGCGGTTGTACTCGTGCTCCTCCTGGGCGTGCCAGTCGTCGAGGATGCACCGCTTCCCCGTCTGCCGATCGACGTGGATGCAGCGGGACGGGGTGACGCCATGAGCTATAGCGTCGATCTCCGCCCGCCGCGCCTGGCTGCTCTCCTGCCCGTCGCGGGCGGTGATCGCCTCGACATACCGGCGGATGCCAGCGGGGCCGAGGCCGATCATCATCTGCTGGTGCTTCGCCTTCTCCTGCTCGTACTTCGCCTGGGCGGCGATCATCGCCGCGTTCTGCCGCAGGGCGGCGGCGATCTGGGCGTCGGTTGCCATGTCTAGCTCCTCTCGGTGATGCGGATGGCGAACTCTGTGTCGGTCCCGCCGTCGCGGCGCTTGACCGTCCGGGAGCGGGTGACCCTCACATCGGCGCGGCCGTCCAGCCGCCTCTCGATGTAGGAGGCGAGCCACGGCCAGGGAGCGAGCGCCCCGTGCGGCGCAGTGCTGGCAGCGGCCCGGGGGAGCCGCAGCAGGAACCGGGCGGTCCCCGGCAGTGGCGGGTAGACCCGGTAGTCGGGGACGAAGTGGACGCTGAGCCTGACCGGCGCTGGGTGCAGCGTCCGCATGATCGCCGTCAGTCCCCTGGCCGTTGGCAGCGAGCGGTCATACGGGGAGCCTGTCAGGCCGCCGCGTTCGTGGTCTGTCATCTCAGTGCCCCTCCTCTGCCAGCCCGGCCTCGGCCCATGCCCGGCGGACCGCGTCGGCGGCCAGTTCCAGTACCCAGTCGGGTGCGTCCATCCGGCAGTCCGCCTCGGTGTAGCCGCCGGGGATGCGTAGCCCGATCCACGACGTGTCGAGGCGGCGGACCCGGCCCGGCGTGCCGGTGCCAGGGTTGGCCCACCGGCCGCGTGCCTTGACGTACTGCACGGCTGGTGCGCCGCCGTGCGGCTGGTGGAGGACGATTTGGACCTCCAGCGGGCCGATGGTCAGCGGGCGGTCGGGCCGCCACGCGTCGGTCCAGCTGAGGTTCGGCCAGCCCATGCGCGGCGGCCGGGTGTAGGTGAATGTCCAGCGGCGGGTGATCTTCGCTGGGGCGATCTGTGCCATGTTGTGCTCCTCTCTCGATCTGGGCTGATTGCCCACCAGGGCGGCCAGGGTCCGGGCTGGCCGCCCGCAGGGCCGTCAGGGCAGGCTCGGCCCCTCCGGGCCGAGTGGCGCGGTGGCGATCTCGTGGAGGCGGACCCTCCGCTTCGCCTCGGCCTGGCCGTCGCAGTTGGCGCTCGTGCCGAGGTTGCATCCAGCCGAGCAGGTCACCAGCAGGCGGCCCTCATAGTGGGGATGCGGGGCGATGGTCAGGTCGTGCCGCAGGCCGTGGTCGTAGGCGATCATGTCAGCGGTCATCTCCCTCGTAGCGGCGGCCGGCTCCGCGCTGCCCAGCCGCCGAGTAGGCGCGGCTGCGGGTCGCGCTGGGCAGGCGGCGCTTCCGCGTCGTCCGCGCAGGCTTCCGGGTCCGGTAGCCAGCGGTCTCCAGGTTCCTCATCTCAGGTGCTCCTCTCCAAGAGCCGGGTCTCGGTCTGAGAGCCCGTCCGAGCGGCCGGGCCGGGTTCCTGCCCCCGGCCGCTCGGGCTGGCCATCAGCCTCCGAGGAGGGCCATCTGCCGGCCGTAGCAGACCGGGCCGATGCCCCGCTCGACGCTCTCCGCGACCCGCAGGGGCCGGCCGCAGACCAGGCAGTGCTCCCACTGGATGCTGAGGGCGGTGACTTCCTCCATCGGCAGCGCATCGGCGGCGGTGAGCCGGTACTGCATCCCCGGCACCTTCCGCTCCTCGATGCGGACCCGCTCGCCCTGCTGGTTGAGCCGGTCGCCCTGCGCGCCGGTCAGCGGGATGATCTGCCGGGCGTAGCGGACCTTGCGGCTCTCGCCCTGCGGGGTGAATTCGCGGACCACGTAGAGGTTGCCATCCTGGCGGTAGACGCCCACCGGGGCGGCCTCTCCGCGCCGCTCGGGCTGGGCCGGCCTGCCGGGCTGTGCCGGGCTGTCCTGGTGCTCTGCCATGATCCGCTCCACCGCTGCCCACTGGCCGGGGCTCAGTTCGCCGTACTCGCCGGCGAGGAAGGCCATCTTCGGCAGGAAGCCGTCGCGGCCGGTGTCGAACTGCCGCAGCCAGCCGGCTGCCGGCTGGTGCTGGGTGCTGCTCTCTCGGGTCATCTCGCCCTCCTGGGCTCTCGGTGCTGCTCTCCACCTACCAAGCTACACGCGTCCAGGGTTGAGCGCAAGCGGCAGGCGGAAACCCGCAGGGCCGCCCGGCCCGGAGGCGAGGCGGCCCTGCGGCCGGGGGTGGCTAGGCGAGCGAGGGGTCGAACATCTCCGCGCCGCAGCCCCGGCAGTTGCCCAGCGCGTCGGCGCGGTGCTGATGCCGGCTGGTGGCGGGGAGCACGCCCGTGGCTGCGGCCCGGGGCTCACCACCACGCCATGGGTGCTAGGGGGGCAGGGCGAACAAGGCGTCCTGCCCTTCGGGGATAGGTGGCGGCTTCGGCACGTCCAGTGCCCGCGCCCGTTCGCCGGGGTCGTGGCACCGCCACGCGGCCAGCCGGCAGTAGTCGGCGGATGCGTCCACGGTGATGCCGTGGCGGCCGTGGACGGTGGCGACGAGGGCGGTGGTGCCGGTGCCGCCGAACGGGTCGAGGACGACAGCGGGGCGGGTGGGGGCATCTGGGCGGGCGCAGGCGCATGCGTAACCGGTGATGCGATCACCGCCATGTGCCATCTTGAACGCCCAGAAGCTACGGGAGGAGTTCCACGGAGCGGCACTAGATGCGGTCGTGCGGCGCCCGTCTCCTGGAGACTGAAGCTTGTTGTCATGGCCGCTGGTCACGCGGTCCACGACCGGGCGCCGTCCTTCGCCGCAGGCTGTGCAGACACCCGGCGGTGACCAGCCGAGGACAATCGGCCGGACCAGCGCGGGGGGGAACGCGGCGAAGTGGTCGACGCCGAGATGGGCGGGCACCACGAGGGCGGCGCTGGGGATGGTCCACACCGACCCGGGCAGCTTCCCCAGCGGGTTGGCTGCCATCCCCGGGCCGCCGTAGTTATGGCCAGCATCCGGGTTCTTCTGGTGTCCGATTAGCTTGCGATCTGCCCAAGTCCAGCCTTCGCGGCTGGTTGGTTCGCGTATCTCGTCGACGGCGCTGTAATAGCGGGGCTGGCGGGTGAAGTGGAACACCTGCTCATGCGCCCGCCGCACCCGGTCCGTCACCGACTCGGGCAGCCCGTTGGACTTCGCCCAGACGATCTCCGCGCGGAGGATGAGGCCAAGCTGATCCATACAGGCGAGTGCATACCGCCACGGCAGCCCCAGCAGCGACTTCGGCTGGCCGGGGACACGTCGGCCGCCACCGTCAAACGTCCCGTTGGCGAACGCGCGAGGCCTGCCGTTGCTGCGGCCGCCGTCTAGCGTCGATGCGGACGTGCCGCCCTTGGTGCCGTCGCTGCCTGCGTACTTGTCGCCGAGGTTGACGAACAGTGACCCGGATGGTTTCAGCACCCGCACCCATTCCCGCGTGCATTCCACCAGCGCCGTCACATACTCGGCCGGGGTCGCCTCGGAGCCGATCTGCCCGCCGTACACCTCGCCCGCGTCGGTGTAGGCCCTGAGCCCGTAGTACGGCGGGCTGGTGACGATCAGGTCCACGCACCCGTCCGGCAGCGGCAGCCGGCGGGCGTCACCACGCAGGATGGCCACGCTCATAAGGCCAACCTACACGCGTCCAGAGTGAGAAGCAAGGCGGACGGGCGAACAGCAGCAGCCCCGGCGGATTGCCGCCCGCCGGGGCTGCCGTGGCCGCTGAGCGGCTAGCGTTCCATGTCATCCCGCCATGCCTCCGCCGCGTCCATCGCCTCCTCGTGGAGCCGCTGCGCCTCATCCTCGGCCGCGTCATGCTCGCCCTCGGAGCGGAGGTCGCAGAGGACGCAGCCCGAGACATAGGCCGGGTGGCTGCGGGGGTGGAGCAGCCGCTCGCAGCCCCGGCCGCCGGCCAGGTAGGTGAGCATCGCCCAGGCGGAGCGCCGCTGCGCCAGCGCCGCGTCGATCTCCGCGCCGACCCTGGCGAGCCAGCCCGGCGACTCGCTGTAGCCCTCGCCGGCCTGGATCGCGGCGGCGATGCGCTCAAGCCTGGCGGCGAGCGAGGCGATCCCGTCGAGGGCTGCCTCCTCGCCGTAGTTGATCTGGTCGAGGGCGATCTCCGCGCCCCGGCCGGCCTTGGCCGATGCTGCGGCCAGATCGGCGTTGGTGAACCTCTGCATTGCCGTGCTCCTCTCCTGGGGTGCTCCTCATGGAATCCAAGCTACACGCGTCTAGGGTTGGTGGCAAGCTGGACCGGCCCGGCCAGTCGATCAGCCGGGCCGGTCCAGGCGAGCGCCTCAGCCGCTTTGCAGCAGCTTCCGGCAGTCGCCGCAGACGAAACCGTGGGCGGCGCGGCCCTCAGCGGTCCACCGTTCGTAGGCGACCCACTCCTGCGCCCCGTTCGGGTCCGTGCACCACCGCTCGGGGGTGCAGCCCCGCCCATCGGCGGTCAGCAGCACCCGGTCGTGGCGGCCGAGCGCCGCCAGCCATTCCGCCGAGCCCGGCTTGCCCGCCGCGTCGGCGCGCTGCCCGGCGGCCAGATCCCAGCCGGCGGTGACCGCGATCATGCCATCCGGCATCCGGGTCGCCAGCGGGGCGTCGAGCAGCAGGGCGGCGAGCCGCCGGGTCTGCGCGGCGCGGTCCTCGCTGGAGCCGGGCCGGTTCCAGCGCTCGTACTGGGCGGCGAGGTCCGGGCTCGGGGCCAGGGTGGGGAGTGTGCTGTTCATCGGGTGCTCCTCTCCAAGGGGCGGGTTGGCTAGCTCTCGCGGTGGAGAACGTAGGTGCCTTCGTCGGTCATGATGGCCTGCGCGGCGGCGGCGGCGCAGCAGGCGCGGATCCGTCCGGTCTGCTGGTGGGGCTCCATCGTCCCAGTCGCCCAGGTCTCCAGGTAGCCGCCCGAGCAGACCGGCTCGTTGCAGCAGCCGGTGTAGCCGTCGTCGGTGCCAGGGTTGAGCCGGCCGCAGGACTCGCAGTGCGGGCCGGCGATCCGGGCGGTGGTGGTCATGTTGTTTCCCATAACCTCAACCTACACGCGTCCAGGGTAACAAGCAAGGGGTGTGGCGTGAACCGCTCCGAGCAGTTCCCAGCCCCCCGGTCTGGCAGGCTGGCCGCAGCCCCTAGCTGAGCCGAGGAGCCCACGCCATGCCCGTCCGCCGTCAAGGCAGCGTTTACCCCGGCTGGCGGCTGGCATGACCGCAGGCGCAGAGCCAGGGCAGCCCCCAGCGGGCCGCCACCGGGCGCGCAGGTGGCGAGCGTGGGCGCAGGCCGCGTGGGGGAAAGTCGGCCGCAGGGGGCTGTTCCTCCTGTTCCTGGCCTTCCTCGACTTCACGTTCGGCTACTCGCTGTTCCGCGCTGAGACCGCCCATCCCCGGCTGGTCGTGTATGACCTGCTGCTGACGACGAGCGAGTGGGCGGTGATCTGGTTTGCCGGCGGCGTGGTCTGCCTGACCGGCGTGGCCGCGTCGAAGGACCGCTGGGCGTTCGCCTGGAACGCCGGGCTGTTCACCGCCTGGGCTGTCATCAACGGCTATGTGTGGATCGGGCAGCATCTCCGCGACGGCTGGGTCGCCGTCACCATCTGGCTCGCCTTCGCCGCCGTCATCCTGCTGATCTCCTCCTGGCCAGAGGCACCGCCGCGCCAGGCCGCCCATGAGTAGCTACCGCGCCAGGCCGCAGCGGTTCCGCCGCCGCGCCGCGTTCCTCGGCTACCTCGGGGTCGTGGCGATCATGCGCGCCTACCCGATGCTCCACAGCATCCCGCCCTACCCCGGCTACTCGCTGTGGTTCGGGACGCTCGGCTGGGGCTGGCTCTGGCTCGGCGTCGGCATCGCCTGCTTCACCGGGATCATCGGCCGCTACGACCGGCCGGCGTTCTCCATCGCCGCCGGGCTGATGACGTTCTGGGCCGCGCAGATGACCGACATCTGGCTGGCGCAGGGCAAGCCGGACGGCTGGACTATGGCTGTCACATGGCTGGCATTTGCCGCGATCACCCTCGTGGTCGCCTCCTGGCCCGAGCCGGCCGCCGCGCCGCTCAGGCCGCCCGACCCGCAACTGCCTGGTGCTCGCAACAGGGGGTGATGGTGGACCCAGGAGTTGTAGTCGCCATCGTCGGCGTCTGCGGCACAGTGCTGTCAGTCGTCGTCGCGTCCGTCCTCTCCTCGCGGGCGAACCGGGAGGCGGAACAGGCCGCCCTGCCATCGGTCGAGGCCGGCGCGTACACGCGGGCGCAGGACATCTACGAGTCGGCCATCCGCCAGCTAGAACGGCAGACCGCCGACCTGCGCCGCGAAGTGGAGCACCTAGCCCAGATCAACGAGCAGCTAGCCGAGACGAACCGGGCGCTGACAAACGACGTCGGCAGGATGCGGGAGGAACTGGCGGCGCTCCGTGACACCAACATCGGTCTCACGGAGCGCCTGCGGTATACCGGCCTGCCGCCGCTGCCGCCGCCGCCGCCGCCGTTCCCCGGCCCTCCCCGCTTAGGCCGCTGCCCTGCTCCGGTGGGAGCGGTCGCGTGGCCGCCGGTCCTGCCCCGGCTGCGGATACCACCAGTCGGCCGGCCCCGGCTCCCGGTAGTAGGCGAGCAGCCGGGGGTTCGCCTTCAGGTGCGCCCGCCAGCGTTCCATCGTCCGCTCCGTCACCCCGAGGTAGCAGGCGGCCCGGTAGGCGTCCCAGGTGAGGACGCTGGTCAGGAACACGAAGTCGTCGAGGCGGGCCAGCCAGCGGGCCGAGCGGGCGGTGGGCCGCTGGGTCTCGCTCATTGCTGGTGCTCCTCTCCTGAGTTGCCCGCCTGCCAGGCGGCCAGCCAGGCGAGCGTGGCGGTCCTGCCCTGCTCGTACCGCTGGCCGCCGAGCAGGATGTTCCGCGCCTGCTCGCGGGTCACTGTGGACGGCGTGGCGAGCGGGCCGCCGCATATGGCGCAGCAGCCGCCGATGGTGGAGTGATAGGCGCAGCCGGCGGCGCAGGCTGCCAGTTGGTAGGTGGCCATCTGGGTGGTCGTGTCGGTCATTTCGTGCTCCTCTCTCCAGCATCCAAGCTACACGCGTCCAGGGACGGTGGCAAGCGTCAGAGGAGAACCGGCGCGGGTTTCCCGCTCAGGATGCTGATGAGTTCCTCCGCCTCGGCGTTGCTCATGTGCTCCGCCGCGTCGCGGATGCGCTGGGCCAGCCCGGCCGGGACGCGGTCCCGGTTCTCGGTCAGCAGCCGGCCGAGGATGTAGCGGCGGTATCCGGTGGCCATCTCAGGCCGCCTCTACCAGCCAGGCGCGGAAGCGGAAGCTGCCGTGCAGCGGGCGGGAGGCGATGCCGTCGATGATCGTCCAGGCGTGCGCGGAGCCGCGCCCCTTGCCGGTGATGAGGAAGCGGCGGCCGGGGCCGTCAGCGGCCAGATCGGAGTAGCTGATCCCGGCCTGCTCGGCCAGCGAGAGCCCGGCGGCGGCGAGCGCGGCGCGGAGTTCCGGGCCATACATTCCCCTGCCGGGCCGGTAGCCGGCGGCCAGCGCCAGCGCCTCGGCGTCGCCATAGGGCAGGCCGGTCAGTTCGGTCATGCTGCGGATCGCGCAGTCCGAGCGGCGGGTGTTCTCGCGGGGCGCGTCCAGGGTGGCGCAGTCGGCGCAGAAGGCCATGTCGTGCCGGTCGCACCGGCTGCTGCTGAGTGGTGTCCTCTCCATAACTCAAAGCTATACGCGTCCAGGGTTGGTGGGAAGGGTTTCCCGTCAATCTGTTCGACTGGCCAGCGGGCGCATCCTGGCGACAGCGGCGTCCATCGCCGCCACATGCTCAGCCGAGCCCGCGCCAGCCCCGTCCGCCCACGCCCGGTAGACCGCGATCCGCAGCGGGCGCGGCACCTGATACCAGTGGCGGGAGCAGGCCAGCATGTCGTAGGGCACCTGGGCGTCGCAGCCTGGGCCGGGGCAGTTGTGCATCACTGGTGGCTCCCTTCCGGGCGGCGGCCTGCCGTAGCCATCGCCACGTCAGTCTCCCGCCGCATCTCCTCGTCGTGCTCCTGCGTCAGGCAGGCGGTCGTGATCGCGTTGATGATGAAGTCCCGCCGGTAGATGCCCTGCTGGGCGGCGGCGACGGCCATCCGCCGGCGTAGCCCCTCCGGGAATCGTTCAATTGTGAGCGGCCTGGGCATGGCGCTCTGCCTCCTCTGCCGGGGTGATGATGACGGAGAACTGGGTGGCGGGGCGGTTCGGCCGGCCATCCCACGGCCGGGTGGGGCGGACGGTGGACTGCTGCCGCCAGCAGACCCAGGCGTCGGCGGCCGAGGCGAACCGGGCGGCCTCGCCGAGGCTGGCCGTCCAGACGATCCGCCCCTTGCCCTCGTTGGCGTCCGGGTCGTAGCTCTTGAGGTAGAGCCCCTCGGCTGCGGCCCTGCGCCCATCGGCGTAGGCGACGCACTGGATGATGGACTCACTCATGGGGTGCCTCCTGGTCTGCTATGCCCTCCATCAGCGCGGTCGCGGCGGCGAGATGCCAGGCTGCCATCCGGGCTGGGCTGATCGCGTAGGCGGTCTCGCTGTAGGCGTCGAGGGTTGTGGTTAGCTGTTCGGCGGCCTCGCTCATGCCGTCCTCAAACGCGGTGTCGGCCTCGTCGTTCTCGGGGCCGCGCCGCAGCCAGTCGGCCGCGTCGGAGCGGAGCGCCTGTTCCAGGTGCCGCAGCCGGGCGATTTCCCGGTGCAGTTCGAGGTCGCCGTAGAGGGCGCGGGAGCGGATGGCGGTGACGCAGCGGTCAGCCAGCCCGGTGATCGTCGCCGATGGGGGCAGTCCGAGGCCGAGGGCGGCTGCTACCCGGCGGAGGCCGAGGAGTGCCTGGCCGCGCTGGGAGTCCAGGGCGTCCAGCGCCTCGCCTAGTTTGTCGCTCATCACAGCCCCCACTCCTGCCGGTAGCCTGGGTGATCGCTGTAGATGGCGGTCAGATGTGCGAGGGTTTGCCGGGCCAGGACCGCGCGAGGCGAGACAAGGCCGTTGGGGTGCTGGTCCATCTCATTTATGAACCGGGCGCAGCGGCGGAGAATGGCCCGCTTGGCCTCTACCTCGCGGAGCACCCGCGCCGGGTTGGACATCTTCGCCACATACATCCCCGTAGCCACATTCCGGGTCGGGGACTGGCCGCCAAACGGCCCGATGACTGGGTCGTACATGAGACGCATCCAGTCGTCTTCGTCTTTCACGTCAAAGGCCATCCAGGCGCGATTCTCCATCGCAGCGGCCTCGTCCTCGTCGAGCCGGGCGCGCAGGAACTCCACCAGCGCCTCATTCACTGGGTTCTCCTGTCAGGTCGATGGCGCACGCCTCGGGTGGTGCGTCGAGGTGGATCAGGTCGCCGTCGTCGGTCAGCCGGTGCCAGCCGACGCGGCCGAGGCTCGGCTGGTTGTAGTAGACGGGGATGCGGGCCGTGTCGGCGGCCAGGCCGTGGCGGACGATGTAGCCGAGTCGCTCCGCCTCCGCCCGCTCCCGGCTGTGCCATTGCCAGTGGCAGCCCCGGCTCCCGGAGCCGGCGAGGAGGATCAGGTTGGAGAGGCGGTTGTCGCGGCGGTTCTGGAGGATGCGGTGGTGGGCGGAGACCATCGTGGCGGAGACGAGGAGCCGCATGTCGGCAGCGGCGTAGAGCCGGGCATCGCAGCAAACGCAGTGGAGGTCGCGGGAGCGGGCGTCGATCATCAGCTGCCCCCGCTCCTGACCCAGATGCGGGGCCGCATCGGCCGGCAGCCGGGCAGGCGGACCACCTGCGGCTCCTGCGCGTGGAACTCGCGCAGGTCGCCGTACACGCTGCGGCGGACCGCCCGCAGCGCGGCAGCCGCGTCGGGGGCGAGGACGACGACCAGGCCGGGAGTGTAGTCGCGTAGCACGTCATCCCATATGTAGAGGTTCATATCGTCGCCAGCCCGGCGGTGAAGTCGGCTACGACCGGGGCGTCCAGGCGGACCCGCGCCTGCCGGCTCACGGCTGCGTCTCCGTCACGCTGCCACGGCACGGCATCCTGGCCAGCTTGCGCGAGTAGATGCGCTCGCATTTGAAGCAAGCCGACACCGCCGGCTGCGACCATGCCCTCGGCGTCGAGCCAGAACTGGTCACGCTCGGGGTCGTGGATCAGCCAGGCGGCGGTGAAGGTCCACAGGTGCTCGCCCGGCCGGTCGGCGGCAGCAAGGCGGCGCTCCAGCACCTCGGGCTGGGGCACCTCGTACCGGATGTCGGCGGTCATGGCTGCTCCGGGCCGTAGCCTGCGCCGCCGTCTAGCGGGTAGCCGGTGACGCCCCGGCGCAGCCAGGAGACGCTCGCCAGCCGCTCTCCGGGGTCAACGCGGCGTTTACCCGCCACGGCGTCAGGATCGCCACCAGCCGGGGCAGGCTGCCTGATGCCCCAGTGCTCGGCTACCTCTGTCAGGGCGCTCCTGAGCGCTGCGACCTCCGCGCAGAGGGCGGCCAGCAGGCTGCTGTCATCGGGGGCCATGATCTCGCTCAGGCCGCAGTCGAGGGCGGCGGCGAGGGCGGTCGCGATCCGCTCGGGCACGTCGGTGAGGATGCCCCGTTCGACCATGCTGACCCAGGTGTGGTCGGTGGCGCGGCAGCCGGGCATCCGCCGCATGGCGGCGGCGATGTCCCGCTGGGAGCGCCCGCCGCGCCTGGCGATGACCGCGTCGCGGTGGAGGAGTGTCATGACGCGCTCCGGGCCGGCCGCCGCCGGGGTGCAGGCTTCGGCTTGGCCTCGGCCTCTGCGAGCGCCTGGGCCATCGCTGAGGCCAGGTCCGCGACGAACTTATGGGCGTCCTTGGCCTTGGGCAGTTGCTCCGCCAGCGTGGCTGTCACAGCCGCGAGCGCCTCATCGTCCAGGTCGGTGATCGACGTGACCTCGACCGGCGGCGTGGGGCCGCCCAGCGCCGCGTTGTAGATGGCGGAGATCGCCAGATGGCGGATGTTGCTGGCCTCCTCCTCATCGGTCTGATCCCAGCCGGCGTCCTTGAACAGAGCCCACAGGTGCCGCATCGTCTTGCCCCGGTCGATCTCCGCCGGCTCGGGCTCTACGGTGCCGGCGACGATGGCGTCCGGGTCGTGGGTCACGTCGCCCTCCCAGGCGACCGCCGGGCCGCCCTGCGGCATCGGCGGCGGCTGCCACGCCACCGGGACGCCGCCCTGCCGGGACTCGGCCGCGTCATCCGCGAGGATCAGTTCGATGAGCGCCGCGCTCTTGGGGATGTGATGCATGGCCCGCCTGAGCACCGACTTCATCCATGCCCGGTCGGGGTCGGTGTGCCAGAACGAGTCCCGCTTCGCCGGCTTGCCGTAGTGCGGCTCCTCCGCCCAGGCGAACGCCTTGGAGTAGCGGTCGCGGATGTCGATGGCCTCCTGCGCGGTCATGAACTCGACCGCCGTCGTGGACCCGTCGCGCCACAGCGCATAGCAGTAGGCGAGGATCGGCGGGTTGTCCTTCCCCGGCCCGTCCAGCGGGCGGAAGTCGGGGCCGATCCTCGCCCGGTCCACTGGGATCAGGTCGCCGCCGACCTCCTCAAACCGGCGCGGGCGCAGGATGAACCCACGCCCCTGCGGCCCGATCTCCTCAGCCCACTCATCCTTGCGGTAGATCAGCCCGCACTCGATGCCGCGAATCTGGCCGGTGTTGAATGCCAGTTGGACGAACCCGTCCTTCATCGGCAGGAATGTCGCCTCCTTGCCATAGGGGACGATGGCGGCGAGCTTCCCATCCGGCAGCAGCCCATAGTGGGCGCACTGCGCAACAGCCTTGTAGAGCGACGGCCGGTCGCAGGCGACAAGCTGCGCGGCCTGCTTGCTGGTCGCGAGGAGCAGCGCCGTCATCCGCAGGAAGTGGTCGAGATTCTGGCCCGGGGCGAGCGCCTGCCCTAGCTGCGTCGCCCAGGACGAGAGCATCTCAAACGCCCCAGTGTCCAGGGTCCGGGGATCGCGTTCTGCTACTGCCGTGCCAGGCTCGGGCTCGCTGCCCTCCGCCTGCTCGCGCTGCTGCTGCGCCGCCCTGGCGCGGTCAGCTAGGGGTGCCTTGGCCATTTGGTGCCTCCTTAATCAGGAACCGCCGGGAGCGGTACTGGGCGTAGATGCCGGGCTGTTCGCCGCTCAGCTTCGCCTCGTCGATCTTCGACGCGGGGATCAGGTAGTGGGCCGCTAGCTCGGGCAGGTCGCGGGCCAGGTCGGCGGCCCGCAGGTTGCCGTTCTGCCGCCAGGTGACCAGCGGCCGGTGCTGGTCATCGACGATGGCCTCCGCGTCGCCGAGGAGCGCCTGTAGCTCACGGACGCGTAGCGTCGCCTCCTCCCTGGCGGCGGCGGCGATGTCCCGCTTCGCCCTGGCGTCTGCGATCATCGCCCGCAGTTCCGGGGTCGCCGGGATCATCTTGTCGGGGGCGACCTGCCATAGCTGGGCGAGGATGCGGCCCGTCCGCTCGCTCGCATCGACGGGCGGCATCCGGCGGGGCTCCACGTAGTGGTGCCAGAAGTGGCCGGCCTCGGTCATCAGCGTGTCCTGCAACTGCCGGTTCGCCTCGATCCGGTAGTGGCGTAGCTGGTGGCCGCCGATGACGACGAGGAGATGGCCGTGGGAGTAGCCGGTGATGAGCAGCCCCCACTGCACCTGGACAGCCGGCGCGTCGGGGATGTCATCAGCCGACGCGCCCCACTGGCTGGCGGTGAACGCGGAGCGGTTCTTGCACTCGATCAGGCAGGGACCGTCGCCATCCGGGCAGCGGGTCACGCGCCGGTCGATGTTGACACGGCACCACGGCTGCCCGGTGAGGGCGAGCATCCCGCAGCGGAGGATACGGCCGGGCACCCTGGCGCGGCGAGCCCAGAGGCTCACCATCAGCGGCTCCATCAGATGCCCGAACTCGATCCACTCCTCCTGCTGGTCGGTCATCGGCTCATCCGGCAGTTGCCCGGTCTTGTCGAGCCAGACCTGCCAGCGGGTGTGGTAGGAGTCGAGGCCGAGGAGGCTCGCCACGTCGGAGCCGCCGACACCCTCCCGCCGCCGGGCGAGCCACTCATCCCGCATCGTCTTGTCCGCGCCAGCCGGGAGGATCAGCGCCGCCCCCGGCGGCGGCCACGCACCTCTGCTCATGTTCTGATCTCCTCTCCACTGTGAACGCTAGCAGCCGGGGCTGACAGAACCGCCAGTGCTTAGGGTCCAGCGGGCCGCTGGCCAGATTGGCGGCCCGGCTCGGTATGGTGGAGCAACCGGACACGCCCGGCGGAACTCTCGGGGGTCGAGGCCCGCGCCTCCTCCCACGGTGCTCCTCTCCAAGCTGGGCCGTGGATGGCCGAGGGCGCGGCCCCGTTCCCTGACGCTAGCGGCTGCTGGCACGCTGGGAGCGGGGCCGCGTTTAGTCGTCCTGAGCCGGGCAGGTCGGCGCGTGCGCCGGCAGTTCCCAGCCGCACTCCCCGCATCGCATGAGCCCATCCTGCGCGGAGGGTCAGACAGTCTCCCCGCCCCAGGAGAGGTCGGCCAGGACGGTCCCGCAGTTGCGGCAGGCCATCGCGTGCAGCGGCTCGCCGGTCGCCCGGTGCTCGTAGTGGTCGATATCCGGCAGCGGCTCGCCGCAGCAGCGGTCGATGTAGACCGCCGCTCCCTGTGCCAGGACGGTCATGCGGATCGGCTGCTGCGGCGCTTCCAGCCGGTAGCCCGAGCCGCTCAGCGCCAGGATCGCCCCGCCCAGCGTCGCCGTGCCCAGGTCGGCCAGGACGGCATCAGTGCCGTTGCTGAGGATGCTAGGGCGGACGCGGCCGAGGCGCAGCAGCGCGACCAGGTCGTCGCGGCGGTCGGCCGCCTCGTAGCCGGTGGCGCTGGTCTCGATGGTCAGCGTGATGTCGGTCATCTCAGGTGCTCCTCTCCAAGAGCGGGTTAGCGGAACAGCCGCCACGCCGCCCGGTAGCAGGCGTAGCGCATCAGGTAGTGGTGGGCGTGCCGCTGCCGGGGAGGCGGGGCGAACTCGCCGCGCTCAGCCTGGCGGCGGCCGTGGCGGGCGCTCAGCCAGACGAGCAGGATTCCGCCAGCGATCAGCAGCACCCCGGCGATCATCGCGGGACCGCCGGGGCCAGGATCGTGCCTAGCTCGGGGTGCTCCTCGTAGCGGGCGAGGTAGAAGGTGACGCTCATCTCGGGCTCCTCTCCGATCCCAGATGCCGGCTCAGGCCGGGATTCCGTCGCGCTCGGCCTGGCTCATCTCGCGCCAGGTCTTGCCCCAGCGCTGGCTCACGCTCTGCTTGCTCATGCCCAGTTCGCCGCCGATGGTCTCGTAGGTGTAGCCCCGCTTGATGAGGCTGAGGACTGAGCGGTCGATGGCGGCCTGTAGATCCCGCTGGCTCTGCATCATGTCGAGAACCACCCATGGGTCCTCGGCGGCGGCCTTGCGGGCGTAGGCGCGGAAAAGGCGGCCCATGAACTTGCCCCACTCCTCGACCGGCTTGTCGCGCTTGATCTTCCGGCTGGCGGTGGCGGTGGCGGTCATCTCGGGCTCCTCTGGCTGGGCTCCATCTCCAAGAACCAAGCTACACGCGTCCAGGGTGAGAGGCAAGCGTAAACGCCAGGTTTACGAGAATTTCCCGCTGCCCCGAGTTGATCCGCCTCTGCCTATCTGGCGGCAGGTAGGGCTATGGTTGAGCCCACACATGGATCAGGGGCCGAACCGTGGTTGAGGCGGCCCGGCCCCTGGACCGCTCAGATCAGCCGGCAAGCAGAACATGAACGGGAGGGTTAATCCGATGGACACACTACCGCACCGCTCCCCCAAACACCCGGATCGCAGCCGGCGATGGGCTATCTGATGGCCTACGCGAGCGTAGACGACGGGTTCTGGGACCACCCGAAGGTGCTCCTGCTCCTCGGCTATGAGGAGGCACACGCCGCCCTCGCCCTCTGGACGCTGGCGCTCTCCTGGTCCCATGACAACACCCGCCGCAACGGGTTCGAGCAGGCCGGCGTCGTCCCGCAGATCCAGGTTGACAGGCTCCTCGGAGCCGCCGGTTCCGCCGCCGCGCAGGCTCTCGTCCGCTGCGGGCTCTGGGATGAAAACCGGAGGGGGGGGTTCGAAATTCACGATTTTGACTACTGGCAGGGGGTAGACCGCTGGCGGGCAATGAGCGAGGGCGGCAGGATGGGCGCTGCGATTCGCCACGGTAGAGCCGCAGGTCAGCGGGCTGCCGCTAGGGGGGCTAACGGGGGGCCACAAGGG